TTGAATAGTAAATGTACTAAAGCGATAGTTATCAAAAGGATCTACATCATCTCCATTTATAACTCGCTGCGAAGTTTTATCATCTAAACTAGCCATTTCAAAAAGATGGATATCGTTCTTTTCTAGTGACTTTATCTTTTCAAGTACATCTGGAAAATTACTCTCGTGGAAGTAAGCATCAGAATCAAAACAAAACATAAAATCAAAATCTTTATGTATCTGTACTATCTTATTAAGTTTTTCCGATCTTTTATACACTCCAGTTGGGTATGGTATATGTACAGCTTCGTTAATAACACGCTTCTCAGAAAAATCATAAACATTGTAGTGTGCATCTATACCACGCTCTTTTAAATAAAGTACTAGTTTAATATTTTCACTAGATGAATATAAAAGATTACGAGTTCTAGTACAAGGAATTTGACCATCCGTCCAGAATGCTTGAAACAATAAAATTTTCACCTTTAAATATTATTAAAATTTAGGGTCTTTCTCTGAGGGCACCCTTTCTCCCACGATAGTTCATTATTTAACGTCTTATTCTATCGCTTAACCGTGTTTATACTCACTTGACAAACTTATTATACAGGAGTTCCAAATGGTGGATAGCGGGGGAATCGAACCCCCATCCGCTTTAACAAGCGTCGAAACCTTAGCTACCCATTAGTGAGAATTAGCTAATGCCATATTTGACTTTTTCCAAATCGCATTAACACCCCTACCAAACTTTATCAGCTTTCCAGTATCAGTTAACTCCTTAAGAGCAACATAAGCCTGACCTTTAGTTAGATTGAACTTACTCATAATACCTTTCTCTGTAATATTCGGAGGATCCATCTCCATAATACCATTATGCAACTTAGACTTACGAGCAGCTTTAGACATTACTCGCTCACGAGCTTTCTTACCTTTGATATCAAATCCAGTACGACCAATATTAGCCTCTACATCTACAGTAGAACCAAATCGATTCTTGTAAGTAGAAATAATACGAGCAGTATCATCAGGACTATCAGCATCATGAGACAACATAATATTCACATCAACCGAATGCGGAACTAGAGTAGATCCCTTAAGCTTACCTCCCTTAGTAAGATGCATTACAAATACAAGAGCGCACTCAGCATCCTTAGCCTTCTTACATAGAGTAGATACAGCGTACTTCTCAAGCTCTCGGCTATTCATCTTCTTCTTAGTAGTTAAAGCCTGAAATGAATCAATAACAATAATATCTAGATCGTTCATCGCGTTAGCGAGAACATCGATATCAGTCTCGTTAGCAATACTTACATTCCTAACGTTAAGTCGCTTACAAGTAAAAGCTAACTGAAAAGTATTCTCCTCGCCAGAAGCATAACCGGTAGCATACCCGTTATTGGAAAGATTCTCTAGTAACTGAAGCAGTAGAGTAGTCTTACCGCAACCCGCCTGAGCAGTTACAGTCGCGGCAGATCCGGGGAGAATACCATTCCCGAAGATCGTATCGAACTCCTTAACTCCAGTTGACATTCTCTTGAAATAAACATCCGGGATAGTAATATCGGATACCTTCGTAAATTTTGTTGAATTGATTCCTAAGTTCATATTTATCGTGCTTACAATCTAATTATATCGGAGTTCCTTAAGCTGCAAGCAGCTCTAGGCCTCTTTGGGACATCTGATTCCCACCCATAACTAGATTGCGAATAAGCTTTGTGGAACTCTGCTTTCCGGTATGAGTTTCAAACTCAGTAAGAGCATTAAGAGCGTCCCATTTAGTCTCTCCAACATTCCCTCTCCCGCTTTCGAACAATTCTACAAGCTTTTCGCGCTTGACCATACGCTTTGTAGATTCATCTTCTTCAACTGGAATAAGAGTTTGCGTTAATTTAATCATCTGGTCTCGAGTAAATTTCTGACCTTTCAGATTGACCATTGTTTGGCTGAATTGACGAGCAGAATTGATCGAATTGACAATACTACCCACAGTTTGCTCAACACGTTGATCAAAAGTACTCGCATGCCTACTAGTCATTGCTGATGATCCTTTATTAACTAGATGAAGAGCATTATCACACGTAATTCTCTCAGTAGATGGGATCGTCTTGTTTGATCCCATTCCGGAATTATCCATAAGTGTATAGAAGTATGGTATAATCTCATCACCTTCTACGCTAATGTTATCAGCCAGTTTAGATTGAATAAGAGCCTTACGACCTCCATTAGATGTAGTATAGCCAACATGCTCAATGTCTCCAACTTGTGATGAAGCCTTATCTAGCACATCAATCATTTCATCCATCTGGATAGGGCGATAGTTTTTACCAACTATACCAAGATGGTGATGATTATCTACTCGACGTAGAGAAAATGTATCCGGTACTGGTACATCTCCTTGATAAAATACTTGAGCTTTTTCAACTTCAAACGTGTCGATATCTTCTAGTGAGTCAATTTTTGTAATAAATCCCATAATCTTTTTCTTTCTTCTTTTTAATTATATCTGAGTTCCTTATCCTTGAGCTCGAGCTAGCAACATCAGACAAATCTGATACCACTTAGTTTCATCAACTTGATCAAAATCTTTCTCGATCTTTTCAACAATATCTCTATTTGTCATACCTAATTATATCAGAGTTCCTTTTAACATCCACCCAAAAAAGCGCGGGCAATCGTAAGACTACCCGCGCTTGCATGAAAGAAAGTTATTAGATTATTAGAGGGACTTGATACCGGTCTTGTTAATAACACGTGTCAGATCACGGGTATTAACGCTCTCCCATTGATCAGTCTTACGGTTGAGAACTAGACTCTCACCGCCAACTGCATGGAATTCACCTCGCTCATCACGATACAATGTAACATTAAATACTTTAGCATTCTTTGTAGCATTGCGGTTATTAAGCCAAGCGGCATTCTTACGGTTATTTTTTGTACTCATAATAGTTAGTTTTTTATTTGTTTGTTGTGAGAAGGTCTCCTTCCTTCTTCTCTTTTATTATATCGGAGTTCCTTACTCTAAAGTTTTTTCGCCATTGCGTCTACATCCTTGATACTATATCGGTTAGATAGACCCATTAGAGTAGGAGCCCATAACCCGACAAATACTCCATGCCATAAATTGACATTAGTATACAGATAGATTGAAGCTAGTACTGATACTAGTGATGCTGCGAAAAAGATCTGGGATTTTAGTTTATTAGTTATCATTTGGTTTATTATATTGTATTGTTGTAAATGTTCTACTATTATTATATTAGGGTTCCTTATCTACCTCCAATAGCCCCTCATAAATTTGGTCATCTCTAAATAATTCATTGCTCTCTTACCTCCATATTGTATAGTTTCTGTAGGAACTCTGCCCCAATCCTCGCATAATGTATCCCACATTATAGGATCAGTCTCTTCTGCTGGAGCTTGTTGTCGAGTAATATCAGCATATTCTTTAACAACTGTATTATATTCCTCAAGCAGATCCTCTTCCCCAGCTCGTATTTGCTCCGCTAACTCCGAGATTTGTAAAACTATCTCACCCCGCTTCCTAAATGCAGGCTTGCTGACCCTACTATACTTGTTCATATTATAAACTAGTTTCTGATTTCACCTTAATAAAGATTCCATCAGGGGAATCAGATGCCTTCACAAAACAGTCTTTTTCTACAGATGGATTTTCTTGATATGCTGTATAAAGAGCAACATAATCAGTCCATTGAGACCAAGTAAAGCGCTCACCCTTAACGTAGTAGTAATCATCACTTTCTATTACTAAAGCAGGCCCGTTAAGGTTGTGCTTTTTACCGTTCTTTGTATAGAGCTTGTAATTTTCTCCACTTTGAACGCGATATACATCCCTATTCTTTGATTGAAGTCTTGTCATATCTAATTATATTAGAGTTCCTTTTATATAACCTACTCTAAGACTCTGGGTTAATAATATTTCCTTCCCATAAGGCTAGTTCCCATACTCGTCGACGCTCTAAGCCTTTACGTACACGCCCTCCGGCGCGCCTATACTGCGGTAACAACTTTGCTACACTCTCATAATTACCCTCATTCAATCTACTCGAACCGCTTACCAGCTTCTTTAAGTTAGTTGGACCGCAATTAAAAGTAAATGATGTTAATGCTGCTAGCTGATGATCATTCAAATGTACCTTAACAATATCACTAACTTGTTGTTTTGCTTTATGTAACTCTCTTCTCAACTCTTTACATGCTCGTTCTTTAGAGATACTACCTATAGCTACTACGCTATTATCAGTACACCCGTACCCGATAGTACGAACGCCTCCTGCGCAGGTATAAGCCTTAGGATGATATCCTTCGAAATGCTTAACACCTGACAATAGCTCATAATTCCAATCAATTGAAGGTGGATCTTGATTTACTTCTGATGGAGTAATCATGGGTAGTAAGAGTGGCTTTACTAAAATAGGTTGTGGTGTTGGAGGTACTACAACTTCTATTTTGTTATGTCTGTCTATAAGAGGCACTTTAACATCGATAAAATATTGCGGAGTTGTTAGTACAGATGACATATCTTTGCCAATATAGCCGACGCTTACACCTGCTAACAATATTCCTAATCCTGAAAGTTTTTTCATATCCAATTATGTCTGAGTTATTTATTATCCCAACTGGGAGTCTAGCATGTACTTCATGTACAACTAGTTATGATCAATACAGCTGTAACAATTACGAATGTGAGTAATATACTTAGTTTCATACTATTTAATTAAACAGTTACAAAGGTCATATCAACCTCTTCAACAGCATTTACATCTAGTAGCATCTTTCTAGCTGTCTCTCGCCTTCCTTCTAGATAGAATTCAATTCTATAATCATCAAGGTTATTAAACCTACAAGCATAATGATGAGTGAGGATAGTTTTAGCTGCTGTGAATGCTTCTTTTGTCTTGAATACAATGTCGTACTTCATATTTATATTATATTAGAGTTCCTCAAAAATTCCTAAGATCTCAGCCGCGAGGAATGATACAGCTAGAGCTATGATTGATTCGTTAGTTCCTAATGGAGTTAATGCTGCGATACAACCTCCAATTCGTAAGATAGATTTAATTAACGAGATGCGGAAGTGCTTATTGCTTTTTGATTCTGCTGGTTCAGGCATAGGTCTATTTAGTTAGGTATAAGTAAGTAACGGTTAGGAGGAGAGTAATAATGCAAACAGCAACTACGTTCTCAAAAAATGGTCGATCTTTATCTTTCATAACTTATTATATTGGAGTTCCTTTTATTATCCTATCTTGTTTAGATTATATTTTTTAAACTGCTCACTCATAATTATCATCGCATCATAGGCTTTAATCATTTGCGTCGTAAGTTTCTCCATCTTACGAGCATCTATCTCCTCCTTTGAATACCAATAATCTTTCCATGTTTTCATAGCGTGAGTATCAGGCCAATATCCAAACAGATTCTTCTGCACGCAATGGCGAAGCTCATGCAATATAGAGCCGAATATGTAACGTCTCTTAATATTTGAGACGTCTAAGTTAATCAGAAATCTACAACCATCTACATGAGTACATAGTGAAGTGCCGGCTATTTTACTCTTATGAACCTTCGCTACAATATTGATATCTCGTTTATGATTAGATTCTAGTAATGTAGTAAGCAGTTGACTAAACAGATTGAAGTCAATTTTAGTATGCTTTTTAATGCCTGGCGATGGTTCTAATAATATCATTAACCTAATTATATCGAAGTTCCTTATATGTTTGATTAAATAACCGTATGTTTGAAGAAGTAATCTTGAATAATAGTAAAGAACAGGTCGCTAAGCTGTATGGTCCTGCTGAGAGGGCGCATAGGAAACCTGAAACTGGTGTTGAGATTAAGAAGAAGTCTGCTTATTATGTTATTAGAGACTGTGCTAATTTAACTCGTCAGTACTTAGCTATTCATGTGTGGGGCCTTTATGATGATCCTATTCTAACGCTTAAAGGTAAGTTTACTAGTAATCAAGTTAAAGATTTTTTAACTCGTTCTGAAAAGGAAACTGGTCCTAAGTTACTTAAACAATTAATTGTAGCTGGTATAAAGGATAAGTATGAGGTTGTACAAACAACAAAAGGTTCATCGTCATTTAGTTATGAAGCTGATGCTGATGACATTTATTCTTATTATGAAGAGTATGAAGAGGGTTTTGAAGATATAAAGGAAGAGGGAGAAAAGATACTTACTGAAGAGGAACTTATTCTCAAATATTTATTTTAAATATGCTCAATATAATCCGTAGGGATTGATTCTTCAAACAATTTTACGAGAATTTGTTCGCCTGCACTGTTATATTCATACCAACTCTCGCAAATAAATCCCTCTTCAACAGTTTTAGTATATATAACTCTATCTAGTTTATCTAATTTAACTTTGTCGTGCATACGTTATGAATCTCCTTTCTAATAATAACGAGATGATCATCATAAAAATTAGCATCATTAATGGAGTCTTTATTAGCTTCCCAATATGTTAGAGCGGCACCTTCATCACTGAAATCAGGAGTGTTAGGTATCTTCTCATATTTAAAACCTCTATCTTTTGCTATTACGTGTACCTGAATGAACCCTTTCACTGTGTTAAAAAAGGAGTAGTTTTCAGACATACTCAGGTCATTGTTCATTATTTGGATTTCTTTTGCGTAGGTTTAGTTTTACCTTTTGCTCCTTTAGGAAGCTTGCCCTTACCTTTCGGTTTTTTGGCATTTTTACGACGCTCAGCCATGGCAGCTTTACGTTCTTTCTCGTCAATCTTACCGTCTTTGTTCTTATCGAACCGCTTCATAAAAGCGTCACGGGCCGCCTTACGCTCAACTTCGCATAGCTTTCCATCTTTGTTCTTATCGAACTTGGCCATCGCAGGAGGAAGCTTGCGCTTACCATCAACCTTCGTAGGTTTTCCTTTAGGTCCTTTTTTCTCATCATGATGGTCACTTGCGTTAGCAGTGAGTGTCAGGGCAGCAATTACGATTGCCGTCATTTTTTTGTTCATTGTCATAATATTTATCTTATCAATTATCGGATAGCTTTGAAATAAAGCCAGCTTTTTACACCTAAAGATACTTTGAGTACCACTCCTCTTCTTTATCTTTACCCCAATCTTGAATGTTGTTCTTCACTTCTTGTTTAAGGAGCTCTTCCTCTACTTGACGTTGCAGCCATGTACGGTGATGCAAACAATTTACATACCTTAGCTCACGCTTCTTACCCTTAATTAAATTTGTAATTAGCTTAAACATTAGTCTTGAATTTGTTGGTCAAGAGAATTAAGAAACGACTCTACATCTTCAATTTCTTGAGCAGTTACTTTTGTTTCAAACTTATCAATAGTTTCTTTGACCTCACCTTTAAGTGTAGCAAAGTTCTTCTCTACTGCTTCTAGTCGCATATCGATAACTGCAGTCATTCCTTCCTCAACCGATACGTGATTGTCAATGCAATAATCGATTACTTCTTGTGGGATATCATTTTTATCTTTCATACCTTAATTATATCAGAGTTCCTTTGACTCGAGAACATTTACCGAATCTACGCGGAATGATCGCCATCCCTCAACGTCGATATCATATGCTCTTACAACCTCCTCGTTAATGTAGCTCGCTCTATCCTCTGTAGGATGCTCACTCTCTGGAATATGATCTAAATTAGTGGTACAATTCATTTTCCGAGTTTCACCATTCTTTTTAGTGAATTCAACGTGAATAACTTGTCCACTTAGTAGCATTTCTTTAATATGTTTATACATCTGTTTTTGTTTTCTTAATTAATCCAAGTGATTCAAGCTGTTTAAGCGTATCCTCACTTACTGTTACATCTTTTTTTACTTCCTTTTTAAGATCTTCATGTTGCTGAAGATCCTTTAAAAAATAATCTCTACCTAGTTGACTGCTCATGTTAGTTTTCTTCAATAATAATTGCTCGAGGAGCATTTTTAATTTCTTTTTCCATCTTTGCAGCGTTATGCTCAATAAGCATGCTGGTACCATATCCAAATATACCTAATAAAATTAGACATGTCATTACTTTAGAGCAAGCCCAAAATAGTCTAGGTATAAGAATAATAGCTGACCATACCATATATGGCGCTGCAATGAGTAATATCATCGCAATTACAACTCCTACAATTATTGTTTCCATACCTAATTATATCAGAGTTCCTTTAGGTAAGGTTTGTATTCTTCTTCAAATTTCGATTTAGTAACATAAAACGGATGACCAGCATTACCACCAGCCTCACCATACTTAAAAGGAGCTTCAATTGTTACTACAATTCTAATCTTACCACTCTCTTTAGTATACATAATAGTATCTCCTTCAATAATGTCTACTTCACCCCAGATATCTCCCGTAGCTACAGCTTTTGTACTAAAAATATTATTATAGTTTGAAGTATACATTCTATAATTTGAAGTTCTATCTTTATCTCCTTTACCTCCTGCCCATTTTGTGCTCATATATTTATTTTATTAAAGTTCCTTACATATACCAATCAGCGCTATTCTCATCTATTTCATCATGATCTTCAACTGCATTTAGCTGTGTCCAACGAGCATTACCATAAACAAGCATATCCCTTTCAAGCTTTGTTAAGTACGGAGCGTAGTCCCAAACATCACCCGACTGCCATTGAGTATACAACCATTGTTTGAGATGATCACTTACTAATAATTTTAACGTTTTCTTTTTATTCTTAGAGATATAATAATAAACAGCTGTGTCTGACAACTCTAAAATCTCCTCCGGTTGACCTTCAATTTTTAAAATGAAAGTATCTCCCACCTGATGCAATTCCCAGGAATCTTTAAAACGATAAGAGCAGTCACCTACTCTCTCTTTTGTCGTTTTGTTAAAGCTCTTTATTACCATGCCAAGTATTGTGATTGAGGAGAATTAAAAATCTCTGCTTTATCTTTATCAGCCATCATATGATGATCGCGAATAATCTCTTCCTCAATCATTACTTCTTCTTTAAAGTCAATCATTTCTTGAGGAGTTAGTCCGTGACGCTCAGCATACTCGATATCGGAATCAGTCAAAAAAGTTAGACGTTCACGTTTAGGTGCGCTAGCGACGGCATCTCCCGGCTTAAGATAACCGAGCATAATAAGATCTTCTCTCGTTGGGTTCATACTATTATTATATCGGAGTTCCTTAACTACTTTAGATCATGCCAGTTAGTAATAATCTCAGCAGGAGAGTTAGCCTCTAAGTTATTAGCCAGAGACTGAATCAAAGGTCTCATCTCATCGAGCTCTTCTACAAGGCGTTGAGCATAACGAGCATCGGTCTGAGTAAAGTCTGTAACATCATTCATCATCAGAGCCTCTTGCAAGTCTTGCATAAAGAAGTAGGCATCCTTAACGTAATGACCGCTAATCATTCTACGACCCTGCTTATCTTTTCTTGCTGCCATACCTAATTATATTATAGTTCCTAAGCGCAGACGTTCTTGCTAAAGTTCTTAACAGCGCTACGAGCACCCTTAGGACAAAATCTATCCTTATTCTCTCTCCAAGTCTCTGCAGACATAATCTCAATCTCTGCTCCAACCTTACCAGTATAAACCATACGACCTTTCGGAGGTTCTACAGGATTCTCGTTAGCGCATCTAATACAATTACTAAAGCCAGCTTCTACACGAGCTGGTCTAACAAGACAGCCGCAAGCACAATATACAATCTTCATTACACCTTAATTATATCGGGGTTCCTATTTGGAACTAACCACTACATAATCGTGAAAGTTCTTATAGCTATCTGCATACTCAACACAATCTTTAAAGCTTCCAGCATGATCGATATAAGATGAGTCAACTACAAAAAACTCTCCAGATGGTAGAGGAAAAGCTTCCGCCCCTTTTGCGAGATGAGTAGATGACAATCTCCATCCAGCGGAATCTTTCTTAATAATAGTATTAAATTTAAGAGTATCAGCTGGGTGCGAGTCATCTCCAAACATACTTAGCATCTTTTTAAGCTGCCATTTAGTTAAAGAGACGCACGCTTCAGCATTTTCTGGACATACCTCTTTAACTGTTTCCTTTACTTGCACTTCAATCTTAGGCTCTTTATAACCATGCCATGCCGCAAGTCCAAAGCAAGTTGTTAGTCCTGTTATGACCACCAGTTGTATCGTCTTTTTCATACTATTATTATATCGGAGTTCCTTATTCAACAAACTCCAATTTAATCTTTTCTAATTCATCCATCGAGACACCTAGTTGCTTATCCAAACTTCTGATTTTCGCCATTTGCTCTTCTCCAGTCCCTCTCAATCTCTTACCATCTCGATCCCATGTGCGCATTTTTTTGTAACGAGTTCCATTATCCCATTCCATTGTCATTTGCATTTGGCCGTTATCCCAGAAAGAGAGAAACGGTCCATGCATAACTCCATCTTTAAAACTAGCTTTAGAGTATAGTTGATCTGTACCTGTATAATATCTTACTGCATAACCATCAACTAAATTACCATCTGTATCAGTAAATGTAATTGGATTCGCAAATAGATTAGCTGTAAGAGATTCTCCATCATACTCTCTACCTTTAAAGACAGGTTCTCTGTTAAGTATAAGCGGTACGGCAATAGCAATTGCTACTAAAGTAATAATAGTTAATGTTAGTTTCATAGATATAGTTTACATACTAACTATTAAAATGCAATTAATTATTTGCATTACCAATGAACCAATCAGAGATTTCAAAGTGAAACTCTTTTTCGGTTATGTCTGGTTTGACTCTGATAAAGCCGTGAGCTCTCTCAGCTTCAGAACCAAAATATATTTCAATAGTATTATTACTTCTATCTAGTTTAAATAAAAAGTTATTAATATTTGCTTCCATTATTATTTTATTTGTGTTAAAACGTTGTCGTGTAGTTCTTTGTAAGTATTCTTAAATAAGTAACTGTAAAGAGGGTCAGGTATTGTACTTTCTTGATTAGCAACATTTATACCTGGTTTACCGTCTATAATAAATTGTATAGAATAATCAAAAATTTGCAACACATTACTATTATATTTATAATATATGCTTACTAAAGTACCATCTTCCGGCAATCCAAAATCTGTAAAATGCTTACGGTGAATACAAATAAGGTTCTCCAGATCCTCGCTATTTATCATTAACCTACTTGCTTGATAACTACTCTGTCATACCCCTGATCCTCTAAACGTTTAGCAGCTGACTCAGCTTCTGCTTCCGTATTAATCTCTTCTTTTAAAAAATGTACAGGGTTTTTGGTACCCTCTTTATATTCGATAATAAACTTACCGAACCTAAAAGGCTTCCTAGGAAATGTCTTTTTACCCATAACTTTATTTTATATTGTCACCTATTTAATGCAACTATTATTATGCATAAAATTTAATTACATCATCCAAATTAAATTCCCGTTGGTTTGCTACAGCCGATAGGTTATGCTTAGTTGATACCGAGTATCTAAAATCGTGACCAGCTCTGTCTTGTACATACTCAATATACTCCTGCACATCAGCATTAGATCCTTTTGCTGCCTTAACAATTTTCTCAATTAACTCCATGTTTGTCAACTCACACGAACCAGGAATATTATACACGTCGCCTTGAGTACCATTAAATAGTACTTCAATAATAGCCTTAGCATGATCTACAACGTGAATCCACTCTCGTACATTTTTACCATCACCATAAACAGGAATCTTCTTACCTTGCTTCAAGCTAGTTATAACTGTTGGTATGAGTTTTTCAGTATGTTGTCGTGGGCCGTAGTTGTTACAGCACCTGGTAATTGATACATTTGTCTTAAATGTTGTACCATACGACAATGCAATAAGATCAGAACTAGCTTTCGAACTAGAATAAGGCGACCTAGGTGACATGCTAGTCTCTTCTGTAAATGAATCGTCATCAGGACCTAGATGGCCGTATACCTCATCAGTTGAAACATGCACCATACGTGCACCATCTTGTTTAGCTAATTCAAGTACATTAGTAGTACCGATAACATTACTTCTAATAAATGCTAATGGGTCTTCAATTGATCGATCTACATGCGATTCAGCAGCTAAATGTAAAATGTAATCGATTTGAGGTAATCTATCTTGCCATGTATGGCTAGTTAAATCCCTTACAATTAACTCTACTTTAGGATCCTTTGAAAGGTTTGCAATATTAGAACCTTCGCCAAGAAAGTCTACTACGTAAATCTTTTTAACATCATCACGCTCTAATAGTAAATCAACAACATGGGAGCCTATAAATCCTGCAGCTCCAGTTACAAGGTAATTTTTCATTTCTCTAATTGTGTAAAGTCTCCATTGAGTATATCTTCTGATGCATCCTCATCATTGAGTAAGGCTAATACCCTATCACGTAGCTTCTCATTCTGAATCATAGTCATCGCTGCTATACGATTCTTAAACTTCGTTGTACTCCACTCATGTGATCTTGTAGTGTATATAACTTCATGATATAAGTCATCACCGGTAAACGACTTACCGAGATAATCTTCTCCAAGTATACGAACATCAAGATCAAAAGTATTCATAAGCTCATAGAGCTCTTCTTCAGTCTGATACATGTATACCTCATCAATATGCTTAATAGACATGAGCATCTTGTAACGATCATAGTAAGGTACTACAGGTTTGTACTTTGTATAACGAGTAGATGATGGATCACCATGCAAGAAGACAATAAATTTATCACAATGCCTCTTAGCCTCTTCAAAGGTAGCTGTATATCCTGGATGAATAATATCAAAGTTACCAGCAGTAAAAGCAACTACATCTTTATGTCCTTGCGCTTTAAGCTTCTTATAGACACTACTCTTATGAGAGTCAGCTAACGGATTATATTGCATATACTACAATTATATTAATATCTGATAGTATGAAAATCAACTATAATCAGCAGGATTATATGTTCTTTCATCAGCAGGACCATAAGCATTATGATCGAAATCTCCAGATATAACGCCACGATCTTTCAATATCTTATGCTCTAGAGCAGCCGCTTCATCATCGAAAAGCTCCTTCCCGCTAGCATTTCTTTTATTTATTAAAAGCTCTGTCTGACGATATACTTCAGCCTCAGCTTCCCTAATTTTCTTTTGCGCATCAGCGCGATTATCTGCCCGTACATTATATTGTCCGCTAGTTAAGCTATATCCTTCATCTGTTAAGGATGGTCCAGTAGTAGAAGTTGACCCAGTGTTACCTGATGTTGTTGATATGACGTTTTCGTCGACTACATTATTTACTACAGCGTCGCGTTGTTCTCCAGCTGGAAGATCTTCAGCGCTAACTTGACCGTCTGCCTGTTCTGTATCAGTTTCTGTAGGAACGTCGACGCCTGATTCTTTGGCAAGTTTATCAATGGTTTCTTGAACATTATTACTAATTCCTTTAGCGGCTGCCTTAGCCCCTTTGGCTGCCTTAGCTCCGATACTCGCTGAGCCTCCTAAGTTATCTAACCCCTGATCAAAAGCGCTCTCAAATGATCCAGGAGAAGTTAAGGCTTGACCTGTCTCAGCATAAACATTTACAGTATCTAAACCATGATCACCAAAAAACCTATTGCAGATGAATTCAGTTGTATATTCACCGTTGTCAATGATATGTGTAACGCTAGTTACAAACCAGACTTGTTTTAGCCTATCTTTAATATCTTGTGGCGTTTCTTTTGCAATAGCTTCACCACTATCGACAATAATAAACTTCCCAGGCAGCCTATATACTTTACCCTTAGTGGTAAAATGTAGTTGTTCATTGACTAACACATAGCTTGAAATTATCCTATTGAAAGCACGATTTTGCATTGCCATCTCCCGATCCGGGAAATCACCTTTTTTAAATATTTTCTTTTCTGGTATTGTTTTTAGAGGTAGAAGAGGTAAATTTAAACCAGATTCTCCAATATCAAGATTTTTTTCTGCAAAAATCTTCATCGCATCACCATAGCGTACAAACTTTATATCGGTGGTACCTGCATTATAATCCTTCTTAGTTGATCCAACAAGACCGACATCAGTCCACCTCTCCTCTCTTAATGTTTGCACGTCTGGAGGTACAATATCATGAGTTTCAATTGTATTTTGCCAAGAAGTATTTTTATCAACTATCCCTTGTGCTTGCGCTAAAGGACCTATATTGAATTTCTCTAGATAAACATCACTAAAATCTGTTCCAAACGAGAAATTTCTTGCGTCTCCCTGTTCTACTGCCTTAATAAACTCACGATGACGATCTGTGAAAATAGATGCAAACCTCATACGACGACCGTCAGTAGCATTAACAAAACGAAATGTGGGTAACAGATAGCTATCTGAACTGCTACCATATTTGACTGTAGTTTTTTTCAGTTGTTGTTTAAAAGCATCATACACTGTTGCATCTTTTTCATCTTCGTCTACTTCTTGACTTTCAAGATATGGAATTTTTATAGATGGTTCCTCACTGAAATTATTTGTATAAACTGTTAAATCATCTGCACGATCAGAATCACTTTTTGCTTCTTCTACCAGAGGAGAAGCCTGACTGCTTCCAACATCACTTCCTTGAGATGGTAACGTTATACGTTCAACAATACTTTCTTCTTTTAAGGTAAAGTTATAAAAAATATCAACCAGCTCTATAATATCAATCGGCGTACCATTATAATTTGGATTATTAATATAGATACTATCCCATTTTGTATATTTCATTTCAGCTATAACTGCCTCTTCGAACTCAAGTATTACAATATTGTCCTCAATATTACTAGATGCGGCTTCAGTGCTCTTAACTAAACATAACCCTCTTAAGTCTGTTTGCATCTTATCTCGCTCAGGCGACTCATCTAGATCTTTAGACGAAATAATAAATTTAACATAAACATCGTCAGGTATACCAGATGTAATCTGTAATTTATCGAGAATTTTACTTTTATTATTAACTGTTAAAGAACCGCTATAACCATGTAGAGTTAATGAATCTCTGAGTGTAAAATTTACTATTGCACTTAACTCTAAATCTACTATTTCCAATATCTCTGGGACAATTTCCCCATCTTTCTCAACTCTAACCTTTTTGATTAGAGCAATATCAATGTCTAGAGCATTGTCTTTAAGAATATTGATACTCATACGTACTTATTTAATCAAGCAGTAATAGCAGCAAGAGCCTTTTTAAGTGCATCTGCTTCATTAGAGAGAGTATAACCATACTCCTGCTTGACCTTTGTAGTATCGAGGACGCAGTTAGATCTACCTGCAGCAAGATCAAGCTCTTCAATATCAACCCAAGACCAGTTAAGGTTCTCAAGCTCAAAACCTCTCATAATGTCTACAACATCAGTAGTAGCAAGAGGCTCAGGATTAGTAAAGTGAACAACATCATGACCGATACGCTCACTCTCAACGATAGTCTCAATAAAGTCTACAAGCTCAGGAATATATGTCTTGGAGTTAACTGCTTGGATAAGATTATCATACTTATGAATCTTAGTAAGGTAAGATCTATCATGAAGAATATCACAGAAGGGCATACGAATACGAATAGTGATACCATTGTCACTTAAGGACTCAAAGGCATGCTTACTTGTAGAGTAAAAAGATGACTCGGAGTTAAACACTCCGAAGTTAGGCTCATCAACCTCACTCCAAGCTTTATCGTAGCCAGTAAAGATACAACCAGATGTGATATGAATAGGCTGCACATGAAGGTCTCTACATACAGTATTAAACATCAAAGGTACTTGAACGTTATACTTCCAACAAGCCTCCTTTTCTGTCTCTGCTTGGTCTACATTAGGTCGACCAGTAAAGCCCTGCGCATTAATAAGATAATCAAAGCGATGCTCCTTCATATAGTCACGAAGGTAGTATTCGTCGGTATAATCTAACTCTGCTTTAGAAAAAGCCTCGACTTCAATAGCAGGATTCTTGGCCATATTAGCCAATATATAACCTCCAACATATCCTTTACCTAGTATCAGTACTTTTTTTTTCATTATTCAAAAATTATGTCTAACCGCTCTCGTATTTGATCAACTTTATCTGCTATATCGCATTCTAATTCTTCAACGATTTCATTTACTAATTCATCAAGCTCAATATCTTCTACCTCTTCTAAAGCATCACGAACAGTGTATAGTGCTTCTAGCGATTGATCAATATGCTTTTCAAGTTTGTAAATAACTTTTGACTTCTTCATTTATAAAAGCTATTTAGTTTAAGAATATTAATTAACCATTATAAAAGAAGTGTTTTAGTAATTCTTTTACTTCTGCTTTCATATAGTTACCGTGATATGCTATGAACCTATCCTTATTCAAATAATAGATAACAAGCTTTCGACATTTCTTACCTGTCATCTGCTCATATAAATAAGCATACAATGATAGCTGCATAGTGTACGTTGAATGCTCACATACAGATAAATGGTCTAGAGGTTCAAGCATCCACTCTCCAAAATCTGATCCAAATCTATAACGCTTATTAGTCTTGAAATCTCCAACAGTAAATGTACCATCCTTATGTTCATAGATTAGATCAGCAAGACCTGATACTTTAAAATCTTCACTCCATACCAACTGCTCACACAACACCTTATCAAACTTATCAATATTCCAATCACGAGTCTTATCGTAACTCTTATAGAGCCAACCCCAATCATCCGCTTGATCACCGTAAGTAATATAATCTTCTAGCAGCTTATGAATTTCTGTACCTCTATCACAAGCTCTATTCTTTTCCTTCTCCCACATTTCAAGAATCATCTCCTTCGTGACCCCCTCGCGTTTCGCTACTCTAGTTGCTGCACCTTCAGAATCAAATGGCTTCTTATATTTACCTAGTAAAGTAGTAACAGATGTAAACCTTTCACCTGTAACGTTATGCGTATAGGTATGGGTTTCTTCTTTAAATGTGATAGGAGCCTTCATTACTACAAATATATTATAATGAAGTTCGTATTAATCAACTACCTTTGACATAAATAATGATATGGCCGGTATCAAAATTAGTAATCTCCCAGCAGCAACTACACCATTAGCTGGAACAGAACAGTTTGCATTAGTTCAAAGCTCCAGTACAAAAGTAGCAACAATAACTAATATTGGTGATGTGTTAAGTGATTCGTTTGTTACTAAAACTTTATATGCATCTACTTCAGGAGTTTATACTACAGTGCAATCTTCTAGTGCTACATGGGATAGTGTTTACTCTACTTTCCAATCTAACTCTGCTGAATTCGCACATGAAAACCAGGACAATTGCTTTCAAGGCACTAACTGTTTTACCAACCTTCAAGCCGGGTTTTCAAATACTGCATGCGGATCTTATGCTGGTGTTATAGGAGGTTATTATAACGACGCATGCGGTGGTGGCTCAGCTGTAGCTGGGGGTAATAATAATGATACCTGTGCTAACTTTTCATTCATAGGTGGGGGTGATGATAATTCAATTTGTACTACAGGGGTTGAGAGTGGTATACTCGGTGGTAATAATAATTATATTACTCATTGCCAATCTGCTATAGCAGGTGGTACGAGTATTACGTCTGTTAGTGGAGCAATGCTCCACGCTCAAAGTTTATACCTCAAAACCTTACCTACATCTGACCCAGGAGTGAGTGGTGTTGTATGGAATGATGGCGGTACTTTGAAAATATCTAGTTAATAGGTATTGATTTTTGCTCGACTCAATATAAATTATTGTGTAATGAGCGAACAAAGTCCAGAATTTGCAGTCTTTAACATCGAAGGAGGGATCGGTAAACATATTTGTTCCACCGCGGTGGTAAAGGCATATAAGAATAACCATCCAACTACTAAAATTATTGTAGTGTGTGCTTGGCCCGAGATCTTTCTCGGCAACAAGGATATTGAGAGAGTATATCGATTAGGTAATGTACCATACTTCTATGAAGATTATGTCTATGGTAAGGATACGGTGGTATTTTCTCAAGAGCCATATAAGCAAACATCCCATATTAAGAAACAGAAGCATCTTATAATTAGCTGGTGTGAGATGATAGGTATTAATTACAAAGGAGAAGTGCCTAATTTACCAATGAATATGCGTGAGACAGGATATATAGATCCGGAATTAGCGCAGATTCCTAAACAGAAACCAATATTACTCTTCCAACCATTTGGAGGTCCAGGTAAAGAACATCAAGCTGATCCATATTCATGGTCGCGTGATATTCATCCACAGGTTGCTCAAGAATTAGTTAACCAACTAAAAGAACATTATCAAATTATTCACATTTGCTATGACTTCCACCATAAGTTGAACGATGTAATTAGATACGAAAAGGTTGTGCCTAAGAAGAATCTGTTTAATATGATTCGTTTTGCTGATCGCTGCTTGTTTGTTGATTCTTCTTTCCAACATGCTGCTGCTGCTATGGGTAAACCATCAACAGTGGTTTGGGTAGCTACACAGCCAGAAGTGTTTGGTTATGATATTCATACCAATATTAAAGCACCAGTTGAATTTCCTAAGGGTACTATTGACTCATACTTATATGATTATAACTTTACAGGCGCTATACATGAGTGTCCGTATGATGATGTATCGCAGATGTTTGATGTGAATGGGATTGTCGGATCGCTCTTACAACAACCCAAACAACCAGAACAACCAGAACAACAAGCACCAGTCCAAGAACAATCAGTAACTAGTGAGACTCCACCAAGTGCTGCTAAACGTGATACAAATAAGAAAAATCGTAAGAAGAAATAATTAGTAGCCTATGGATAAAAAGCCAGGAGTTAACTCCTGGCTTTTTTTTATTAATAATAAGAACCGTAGATGTCATTATCATTTACATCCATATCGTAAACGTTTTCTTTCGAATCTTCATCAACGTCCCAATTGTAAGTCTTAGCATCTGATACACTATCCTCACTAATATTAGTACTGAGAGTGCCAAACTTTGAATCATCATATACTTGCTCGTTTTTAGCTTCTTGAGGTGCATTAGGCTCGAATGAGTACTCAAATCTCTTAGCCCTTATACGATATACATAATGGCCTAGTATAGGATTGATAGTGGCTATATCTTCATCCCTACGCTCTGTAATCTCATATATATTAGCAGAACGACCTCCTGGTCTATCACAACCTAAACCAGTCACTTCAACCAGATCACCTGATTTAGGCTCAACGTCCTCTAAAGTAGTGTACGAATCACTACCACTCATCACACTACGGAATGTCTCAATGTGTAAAAAGCCAGTGAATTCATCACCAGGATCAAAGCCAAATTGTGTAAGCGCTAATGCGTCTTGAGAAAGCTCTACATACATCTGCATACCAGATGCAGCTTCGAATACTGCTGTGGGCTCCTCACCATATAGCATATTAGCAGCAGATAAACTAAACGGTTTAATATAATAGTTAATATTAATACCATGATTGTTAATCAAATCACGATAGGCTAAATCATATACTAGTTGTTCGGCCTGTAAATTATCTGCATTCACTAACTCACCGCAAGGTAAGCTAGCGGCCATCATCACCTCTTCTGGTGAGCAGTTTAATCTGTTAGTATTACAAGCCATTTATTTTATTTTTTTTGCGAAGAATAGCTTGTGGGTGACCTTCTTCATTCTCAAACATTTCGATCTCTACACCAGAGTTACCGATACCCTTTACTGTACCTGGCTCAAACTCCATACCATACATCTGTAAAGAATTCGTAAGAGGTTGTCCTAATAGATTGATTGAACCAGCACCACCGTTTATAAGGTTTCTAACATGAGGACATTTATGACCATATTCTTTTCTTGTTAGATTCTCATGTTTACGACCAGAGCGCATAATACTTTTACCACCCTTACGTGCAGATGTAGCATTAGCATTCATCATTTGATTACCCTGATAGTACTCCTTGAATGTCTGCATGTATATATTTATGCTAGTTGTATCAATATACAAAAAAAGACTCGTGCTTAAGCACGAGTCTCTTAAATTATATGCTAGAGTTAATTATGCCTTAACAGCTTTGTTCATTGGCTCTACCTTAGGCTGGCCGAAACCATCGCCCTGATTACCAACTTTGTTATTTTTTCCATCATTATAACTTCCGGAATGAGACTTAGGCTCGCCTCCCTTGTCAGAAGGTCCAGCAGCTGGCTTGTGATGTACTTTGTTCATTGGCTGAACTTTAGGTTGTCCGAAGCCTTCTCCAGTGTTACCGACTTTATTACTCTTTCCATCATTGTAATGAGTATTGAAAGCAGTAGGCTCACCTTCGTTATCTTCTTCCGCTTCCATACCCATCTCATAGTCTTCAGGCTCTGCATCATCAGCTTCCGTATCATCAGCAGCTTCATCAGCATCGTCGTCAACTTCTTCTCCGCATGCAGCTTTAAGAATATCACAAAGGTGTTGTGCAAGTTCTTTATCAAGTGTAATTGTTACTTCCTCTTCTGCATCGTCACCTTCGTCAGCAAGATCCTCATCAGGAGTTGCATCTTCAATACCGAGAGCATCAAGGTCGTCAACTTCTTCCATTCCGAAGTCTTCGTTAATGACTTTGGCATAGAGTTCATCAAAAATAGATTTATTGGCCATATATTTATTTAGTCCCTCCCGCGCAATTTCAAGTACTTCTGCTGAACTTTCTTCTTCATCTTCTTCTGTTGAACTCTCTGGATCATCTTTCTTTTCTCCAGCCTCTTGCTCTTTCGGTTGCTCCGTCTCAAGAGTGGGACAGTTATCATCTCCATAAGAAAGTCCTTTTACATTGTATGGATTTTTGTCTCCTACCTTTTTAATATCAACTTCTGATTCTTCAAACCCACCTTCTTTCGTTGGGCCTCCTGGTTGAATATCTGCATTACCTGTATTGGCGTTTGTATCGCCAACTGTTTGCGCTTCTAAATTCTCAGCAACAACAGCAGCCTCATTACCAAGGTTACCATAAACCTCGCCGAGATCCGTAAGGTCGTTCTTTTTAGCCATGCTAATATTTATGTCAAACGTTACTTAAAACAAGTAATAGTTGTAAAATAAAAGTTTGAGATTAAATATGTCTAGTCTATGGCTAAAAAAGATACAGGTATGTACTATATGGGTAATGATAATTTACCTAATAGGAATTGGCAAGGAGAATATACACCAGATAAAGTTAAAGCTCTTAAGAAAGCTCAAAACAATATCTTATATTTTGCTGAGAATTTTTTCCATATTGTTAATTTGGATTCAGGTAAAGAAAAAATTAAACTATATCCGGCTCAAAAGAAGGCTCTAAGGGCGATGAGAGATAATCGCTTCTATATTTTATTAGCATCACGTCAGATTGGTAAGTCTACTTTGATGACAATTTATCTTTTATGGCAAGCTATCTTCCTAAAAGATCAGCGCATTCTGCTCGTCGCGAACAAAGAAGCCACTGCTATTGAAATCTTTTCACGAGTTAGAATGGCCTATGAAGAGCTGCCCAATTGGCTTAAGTCACCAGTTAAAGAATATGCGAAGACGTCTATGACTCTAGAAAATGGTTCTCGTATTGGTATTACGACTACTACAGGTACAGCTGCTCGAGGTCAGTCTGTAAATTGTTTAGTAATTGATGAGATGGCCTTCATTGAACCTCATCTGGTTGATGAGTTTTGGAAATCTGTCTTTCCAATTATCTCTTCATCTAAGAAATCTAAAGCATTTGTATGTTCAACTGCTAATGGTACTCAGAATCTTTTCTATAGATTATATAATGGTGCTGAGACAGGAGAGAATGGGTGGGCATATGGAAAAATATTGTGGAATGAAGTGCCAGGTCGTGATGAGAAATGGGCTGACAGTACAAAGTTAACGATTGGTTCAGCCGAAGCGTGGCGTCAAGAGTTCTGTTGCGAATGGATTAACTCTGGTGAAGCTTCAATCGATGACGCTTTATACGAAATGATGGAGCGTCAAATATGTGACCCAGCAGTTACATTAGATGATGGATGCTATAAAGTATGGGAGGAAGCTCAAGAGGGTAGAATATATGCTGCTGGTGTTGATACAGCAGAGGGTGTAGGAAAGGATAGTTCTATTATTCAAATGCTTGACGTTACTGATCCAGCTGAAGTAAGGCAAGTAGCAGTCTATCGTAACAATAAAATATCTCCAATGGAGTTTAGTAACAAAGTCTTTAAGATACTACGCAACTACGGATCCCCACTTGCGTTAGTAGAACGTAACAATTGTGGTGCTCAAGTTGTTGATCGCTTGGCGCATGATATGGGTTACCCTAAATTAGTATCATATGGTAATAGAGCTGCTCACAGGAAAAAGCGCATGCAAGGTATGATTGCTCATACTAATACAAAGCATAGAGGTATTATTAATATGCGCTATTGGATGAATGATCTTAAATCAATAGTGATGCGAGATGCTGAGACATTAGAAGAGCTCCGCAACTTTGTTCGGTATCCTAATGGCACTTGGAAGGCTAGACATGGTTGTCATGATGATTTAGTAATGGCTTTGATGTATGGTTATTATGTTCTAGATAACGAAATATGTGAGCAATATTTTGAGATTATAGAGAAAGATGATACTGGTCGCCCAAAGACTATTGAGCCTTTAGACTTTGGTATATCGTTATTTGAGGATCCAACATCAATATATACAGATAATGAAGTAACTGGTGGTAGTCCAGATCTTAATCCTGTTTATTGGGGCATGGCAAATAGTGATGATAACGATATGGGTGATGATTATTATGATCTAATAGATCAAGGGTTCACACAACTATAGATTAAATAACAGTATGGCTGTAAATCAAAACGACCAATCCTTTCTTAATAAAAGCAGAACAGATAAGTTTAAGCTTGTCTTTTCATTACCCCCAGCTTTACGTAAAATAGATTCAAAAACTGATAGGCAGACCTACAACGTTAATGAAGATGCATTTCAGTTTTCTGTCTATGGTGCTGTTGTACCAGAACTAGATGTACCTGCATTACAAATTAGATATGGTGGATCTAATCTATATAACTCAACACACGCTAGGGAGCCATACCCACCAGTAACGGTTGACTTTACGATTGATAATGGATTTAACAATTATTGGGTATTATATAAGTGGCTTGACTTAATGCATGATGAGAAAGAAGGCTTATATGATGCATCTGATTTAGTTTCAGATGAGGACTTTAAGAATTATCAAACAGATATGACTTTGTATGGTCTTGATGAGTTTAATAACGAACGTATTCAATTTACATATACAAAAGCTTTTCCCGTTACAATAGGTAGTATTAATTATAGTTATAGAACAGCAGAGGAAATTACATCTTCTATGACGTTTGTCTACTCTCAAATACATACAAAACTTATTAACCACTAAGGTAAAAAATTTACAGATTTTTGTCCAAAAAAGCATAAATAATGTTATGGCTAATAGGACAATTCAATCTCCAGGTGTCGAGATTCGTGAGAGTGATTTATCACTCCGCACAGCTCAAACAGGCACTACTACGTATATTGCTGGATTCGCTTCCGAAGGACCTACTGATGAAGTTATTGGACTTGGAAATATCTCCGAGTTCGAACAAATCTACGGTACTCCAAAGACTCCGGCAGAAAGATATTTTTATCACTCTGCACGCGCTGCTTTAAACTCTACCGGCTCTTTGCTAGTTAACCGCTTACCATATGGTGCGGCAAGCGGTCAAGGGTTTGGTTCAAAAGTAAGTGTTCTTGCTTACCCAGCTGCGGTTTATGATGAAGGGGGCAGCTTCACTCAAACTTCATATGAACTTTCCGGTGCAGGAACTTATCTCTTAGGCCGGCCAACTCAGTTTGATATTACTAATGAGCAATACTTACAGCTCAAGAATGGTCAATTGTTTGATTTTGGTAGTCGAACTGTTAGTAGCCTCGCACTAGATTCTGTCGGTGCTTTAAGTGGTGCGGCAGTAATTGTTGTTAATAAAGCTCAATCAGTTGTTGATAATCAATTTAATGGATATTATGTTGGTTTAACTGACAATACTCTTTTAAACCCAGCGACGAATTTTGAGGCTATACAGAGTGTATTTTCAGTTACTACTGGCGCGCCCGCCACTGGTACATCATCTTTTACAGAAGTACCAGCATCACGGTTTGAGTTCTCTCTTACTGCTACGCCAGAATTTGGTAATAATCCTGCTAACGGATCGGTTTCACAGGTAATGGAAGATCGTATTGAAGGTTATGATATCGGTGGACGTGAATTTGACGATGCATTAAATGTAGGTGTATTTAAATTACGCCAGTCAGTTTTTTCGAAAGAATCAAATAAACTCGATTACCTTCTTGAGGAAGGTTATAATGCCTCTATTGGTAAATACCGTCAGCGTAATTCAGACAATGGTGGTGCACCGGTTAACTTTAGTTTAGATTCTGTTGAAGAAAAATCACGTAACATTGATGTTATCGTTAATCCGTTCGTATCAGATGCTACAACTGGAGTACAGCTTAAAGATGATGGTACACCTAAGTTTAAGGTTCGTATGTTTACAACCGCACTTAAAGCTGCTGTAGATTCATCATCGATCCCAGCAAGTGCATCTGGATTGAGTACACTTTCCTTAGCGACGTCTTCTCTCCCCCTTGGGTTTAACAAAGCAGACAGTCTCGTTCCATTAGGTTCTTATGGTGATGTTGATCTTACAACGAAAGTAATCGGTAATATTCCAGGTAAACTTGATCGTGCTCTTGATCGTATTCGTAACGATCGTAAGTTTGATATTAGTATGATTGCTGAAGCTGGTCTCGGTACTATTAATACGTATATGGATAGCTCATCAGCCACAACCGGGTTCGACGATACGAAAACAACAACTCAAATTGAGGCTTTGAGAACTTCGGCTGATCTTGATTCTAGTGGTGGTCAAGCTCGTACTGCTTATATGAATGTCTTCAATAAGTTTGCTACATTTGCAGGACCTGCCAAAGATGGTGGACGTGGTGATATCTTATTTATTGCTGATCCAATTCGTCAGTTAGTTGTAACAGGTACAAATAGCAAAGTTCAGAAGGATCCTACTAAGAACTTCTATACAGACATCTACTGGGCAATTAGACATCAGTTTGAATTAGCCAATACGTCTTATGCTACTGTATATGCTAACTGGATGAGTGTTCCTGATAACTACACAGGATTAAATGCTTGGGTTCCATCATCTGGATTTGCCGCTGCTAAGATGGCTTCTACTGATGCTGCTGTTGGACCATGGGGTGCACCTGCTGGATTCAACAGAGGTGTTATTACTGATGCTTCTGACATCGCTGTTACACCTAACCAACGTCAACGTGATGACCTTTACACAGCTAACCTCAACCCAATTGCTAACTTCGCTGATCAAGGTAATGTATTCTTTGGACAGAAGACATTGCTGAGGAAGCCAAGTGCATTTGATCGTATTAACGTTCGCCGTACATTCTTATATCTTGAGAAGATTACTAAGAAGACGATGCAGTTCTTCCTCTTTGAGAACAATACATTGTTTACGAGGACACGAGTTGTTAATACATTGACACCGTTCTTTGAGCGAGTTAAAGCTGCTGATGGTCTTTACGACTTTATGATTGTTTGCGATGATCGTAACAATACAGCAGAAGTAATTGATCAGAATGAGCTTATTGTTGACATTTATCTCAAGCCAGTACGTACTGCAGAGTTTATCTTAGTTAACTTCTACGCTACTCGTACAGACGCAAGCTTCGAAGAGCTTATTGGAAGTTAATAATACTTCAAATAACTTTAAGAGGGGGTCGAAAGACCTCCTCTTTTTTTTGTTAATTTGGCCGGGTGGTTTTCTTACCCTCCTTTATCGTAGTATGAGTATGCTTGAGTAGAGATACTCCACCAGGGCCTCCAGCTGTAATATCACCATTGGCTATAATCTCACCTTGAACTATAAGGTCACCAGCTACGTGTAAGTTACCTGTAAAGACTGCTTGTGGTGTTATAAAGGTATGGGTATTGTCAGCTATATCATTAATGTTAGGAGCATTACGAGCTGTTATAACTCCTGCTTCCATATAGATATCTGTATCGCTAACTATAGTAACTCGACCAGCATCCCCAATTGTTGATCCAGTAATAGCAACTTCAGC